TGATTCTTGGTGGAAACATCGAAGTGAAAAATGGTGCCAGCACTGGAACATTCTATCTTGGTCTGTGGTTGATATGTTTTCGGTTGTACGCCTGGGCCATGCTCCGGAGTTTGAAAACATAATTGAACAATTGAAAAATAACAATACGCCAACAAAGATATTGTTATAACCGTTTGGCAATGTTGATTTCTAAGCCTGGTTGTAAATTTCCATTAAATGTTGTATAATAAGCACAATGAAACAATGTACCATAGTAATCCGAGATGAAGTCAACATCAAGATAGAAGGACTTGATCTGGATTGCCGCAAGGCTCTGGTCACGGCTTTCAAGTACGAAAATCCAGCAGCACGTTACCTGCCCGCAGTGAGACTGGGAAGATGGGACGGCAAGATTGCCTACTTCCAGTTGGGTGGTAGCACCTATGTGAATCTCTTGCCAGAGATCATGCCCATACTTGACAAGTTTGACTACAGCCCGGTGCTGGATGATCAACGTGAGTACACTACGGTGTTTGACTTTGCAGCAGTGTCTGAAAATCATTACAGTCATGTGCTATGGCCTAAAACCCATCCAGCAGCAGGCGAGCCCATGGTGCTGCGTGACTATCAGGTGGAGATCATCAACAAGTTCCTGACCAATCCGCAGTGCATACAAGAAGTGGCCACAGGCGCAGGCAAGACCATTATCACAGCAGCCTTGAGTGATGCAGTCAGTGCCTATGGTCGTTCAATTGTGATTGTGCCCAACAAGAGTCTAGTAACGCAGACCGAGGCAGACTACATCAACATGGAACTGGATGTGGGTGTGTATTTTGGCGATCGTAAAGAATACAATCGTCAGCATACTATTTGCACTTGGCAGAGTCTCAACAACATGATGAAGTTGACTGCCAAGGGAGAAGCAGAAATAACCATTCATGAATTTATACAAGATGTGGTGTGTGTGATTGTGGATGAGGTCCACATGGCCAAGGCTGATGCACTCAAGACTCTGCTAACAGGCGCCATGAGTCAGATTCCGTTGAGATGGGGGCTAACCGGGACAGTGCCAAAAGAACTGTTTGAAAGCCAGGCCCTGCTGGTCAGTCTAGGACCAGTGGTCAGTCGACTCAGTGCCAGCACACTACAAGATGCAGGTGTACTGGCACAGTGCCATGTGAACATTGTGCAACTGGTGGACCATGTGGAATATGCTGATTATCAAAGCGAGCTCAAGTATCTGCTGGAAGAGTCTGGAAGACTGGATACCATGGCTGAACTGATCCGCAAGATAAATGAAACAGGCAACACTCTGGTACTGGTAGACAGGACCGAATGTGGACGACAACTGGTCGAACGCCTGGGAGACAAAGCAGTATTTGTGTCAGGTGCTACCAAGTCAAAAACCCGCCAAGACGAATACAACCAGGTGGCAGATGCCACAGACAAGATCATTGTGGCCACTTATGGTGTGGCTGCTGTGGGTATCAACATACCACGCATCTTTAATCTTGTGCTGGTAGAGGCGGGCAAGAGTTTTGTGCGGGTGATACAATCAATTGGGCGAGGTATTAGAAAAGCCGAAGACAAGGATCATGTGGAAATTTGGGATATCACCAGCACATGTAAGTTTGCCAAGCGTCACTTGACCAAGCGCAAGGCCTTTTATAGGGAAGCCAACTATCCATTCTCTGCGGAGAAACTAGAGTGGATGAAGATCAAATAATGGTTGACTTTGTGACACAAACACTGTATTATTAACACATGAGAATTTTAACCCTTGACAACAAACCTTATGATCTAGATCATTTGCCTGACGAAGTGGATGACATGCGTTTTGCCATCCTAGACAACAGCAATCCACAAGATCCAGATTATCACTACATTCCTTTGATATTTTTAGAAAGCTTCAGCGCACCTGCCCTGGTACTGCAGATAGGCGATGCCAGAATCAAAATGCCCGTGGACTGGCAAATTCTAATTGGTGAACCTGATCTTGGTGACCTAGAAATGCTGCCCTTGACCAGTATCAATGATCGTGGCTTCAATGTGTTCCAGTTCAATCCTCTCAGCAGCTTTAGGCCCAGTTTTCCACCCATTGAGATCATTGATGTTTATCAAGAAGTATCCTGGTATGCACCCAAACTCAAGAACGGACAGATGCTGTGTGTGCCCATCAACGATGCTGAACAACCTGACTGTGTGTACTTTGTCAAAGACGTCAGCCGCAACTGCGAAATAGTTGACTACAACAAGGCCTGGTAGATATGGCTTACACAGAACCTGAAGTATTTCGAACAATCAATCGACTGGCCCGACTGTATCTGGAAAGTTATCCAGAAGACCGCGAAGGACTGGAACGATTCCTGCGTTGGGCACATGTTCAGTATGGGTATCAGTATGGGTAATCTTGTGCCTGGTGTGCCCTTGATCTACGAGCGTGTGAAAGGTACTGTGTACTCCAGACGTGCCGCCGAACTTGAACGCACAGTGGTGGGCCATGATCATGATCCTAGGACCAGTGATGGCAGACCCTTGTATGATCACATAATGGATGATAAAATGTGGGGCGAGATTCGGCGAGCGGCCCGGACCAATCCCACTTTACAAGACGCTCTGGAACGTGCTATAATGATCTATCAACTGAGCAAGACCACATGAGTGATCGACTACACATTTCAAACGAGATGCGCCAACTGGACATCAAGAACAGAAACTTCTATGACGAACTTGATTCGGATGAGCGCAAGAAATTCTCCACGTTCCTGATGTTGCGCTGGGGATCAGCAGTGGACGGTGCTCAGGAACTGCAAGAATACTATGTGCAAAGCTGCAATCACTATCTCAACAAGCACTTTTTTGACATAGGTCGTCATCCCAAACTGCAATGGTTGTGTGCCACAGCAATGAGTCCAGGCATGGGCACAATGCGGCATCCCTGGATTGCCCCCAAGAAAAAAGTTGCAGGACTCAGTGCCAAACGACGGGCCTTGATGGAAATATATCCCACCTACAAGGACGACGAGATTGATGTGATGGCTGAATTGGTCACACAAAAAGAACTAGACGCATACAATCGAGATTCAGGTAACACCAAGAAGTAATCAGCATGACCCATGTGTGCGAATATTGCAAAAAAGAGTTTGTGAGAGAAACATCGATACAGGCGCACATGTGCGAGCCTAAACGTCGTAGACGCGAGCGTGACGAACCGGGACCAAGACTGGGATTTCAAGCCTACATTCGCTTTTATGAAAGCATGGCAGGATCAGCCAGAAACAAAACACACGATATCTTTTGTGAAAGCAGTTATTATCGTGCGTTTGTGAAGTTTGGGCACTACTGTGTGAACACCAGAGTGATTAATCCAGACAGATTTATGGCCTGGTTGTTGAAACACAATCGCAAGATTGACCACTGGTGCAGCGACAAGGTGTACACTGAGTACCTGGTAGATCACTTGAAAGTGGAAGCTGTGGATGATGCACTTGCACGAGCCATAGAGTTTGGCATAGACTGGTCAGAAAAAAACTCTAGCCCTGCACATGATTGCATGAGATACGGCAATGCCAATGTGCTGTGCTATGCTGTGACCGCAGGCAGAATAAGTGCCTGGGTAATTTACAATTCAGAATCCGGGCAGAAGTTTCTAAGCGAACTAGATGCCACACAGGTCAGTATGATATGGCCCTACATTGACAGCGATGCATGGCAAAAGCGATTTCAGGATAGACCCCAGGATCAGGCCTATGCCAAGAATATTTTGAAACAAGCAGGATGGTAACATAATGATCACCAGCGTTTACTCCGCAAGTACATGGGTCACAACATCCAACCCTGTTGGAGCATACATCAGTCCTGGTGCTGCCAGTGCAGGCATGTTACGATACCACAACAATCAAACACAGGTGTATGATGGCAACGCCTGGCTTACTATGGGCGGCGGATCCAGTGTGGGCCTCACATCCAATGCTGAAGAAGCACTGTCCTGGGCCTGGCTAAAGATGGCACAAGAGAAAGCAGCCCAGGACCTGGCACAAAAACATCCGGCTGTGGCAGATGCACTGGACGCTGTGCGTCTAGCTGAACAGCAATTGAAAACCGTTGTGGCCTTGTGTACAGTATGAGCGCAGACATTGACATTGACTTTGCTGATCGAGATGATATACTGAAACTGATTCGGCATACTCCTGCACGGCAGATCACAGACGGGCGGCCTAGACGTCACAATTCAGGAGTGTATGTCACAGACATTCCGCAAGATCCTGTGAATAACTGTGCTGCCATAGACTACGAGTCAGCAGAATCTCGTGGCTACTTCAAACTGGACTTTCTAAACATGAGTGTGTATCAGTTGATTCAGAGCCCTGAACACTATGACGCTGTGCTTGCAGCCACGCCCCCATGGACAAGACTATGGCAAGATCCTGAATGGGCCCGCCAGTTAGTTCACGTGGGCAATTATGGACATTTACTGGAATCCATGAGACCTGACAGCATACCCAGGATGGCTGCATTTATATCAATCATACGCCCGGGCAAGGCGCACTTACAGAATCTGCCCTGGACAAATGTGTTTGATTCGGTCTGGGATGGCGATATCAGTCGAGGATACACATTTAAAAAGGCACATGCTGTGGGATATGCTGCCCTGGTGGCACTGCACATGAATCTGTTAGTCTAGTCGTCTCACAAGAGTAATCGATTTACGTTTGCCTTTTCTACGGGCAATGTCATTTAGGCTGCACACAGGGCCGTGCAGGATTTCTAAATCTTTGTTGACAAATGTTCGAAGGCACAGGCGAAATTCATCCCATTCTCCACGCAGAAATATGTTGATAGGAATGCTTCTGTTGCTTTCCCACCACCAGGTGTTGGCC